CCGAGTATCATCGCCTGAAAAACCGCTATCAACTGATGTGGGATCAACAGGACTGCATCGGCTATCTCAAGACTGCCGCTGTGCTGGCGGCCTATGTGGATCAGAGCATCAGCACCAACACTTTCTACAACCCGGCGTTCTTCGCAGATCGCAAGGTGCCTACTACCTTGATCGCCAAGAACCTGATGCTGGCGCACCACTGGGGCATCAAGACCTTCTACTACAGCCTGATCAACAAGCAAGGCGTCAAAGCCGAATTCGAAGAACCTGTAAACCTTCCTGAAGATATCAACACACAAGAAGATGACTGCGAGGCATGCAAGCTATGAGCAAAGCACAATACAATCTCAAGACCGACACCAACTATCTCAAAAGAACCATGTTCCTAGACCCAGCGGGTCCTGTGACCATCCAGAGATTCGAAGAAGTCAAATATCAGAAGATAGCCAAGTTTGAACAGGAAGCCCGGGGGTTCTTCTGGGTGCCCGAAGAAATCAGTCTCACCAAAGACAGCCAAGACTTCAAAGAAGCATCTGAAACTGTAAGGCATATCTTTACCAGCAACCTACTGCGGCAGACGGCTCTGGACAGCCTCCAGGGGCGCGGACCCAGCCAGATTTTTACCCCGGTAATCAGTCTGCCCGAACTGGAGGCCTTGATCTATAACTGGACTTTTTTCGAAACAAACATCCATAGCCGCAGCTACAGCCACATCATACGCAACATCTACAATGTGCCCCGAGACGAATTCAACAAGATACACGATACCCAAGAAATTGTAGACATGGCCAGTTCGGTAGGTCGGTACTACGATGACCTGCATGTGATCAACTGCCGCCGCGAAGCCGGCGAGAAGATACAGGAGCAAGATCATGTGCGTGCAATCTGGCTGGCACTTAATGCCAGCTATGCCCTGGAAGCGTTCCGCTTCATGGTAAGTTTCGCTACCAGCCTGGCCATGGTAGAAAATCGCATATTCATAGGCAACGGCAACATCATCAGCCTCATACTACAAGACGAGATCCTGCATCGGGACTGGACAGCCTGGATCATCAATCAGGTGGTCAAGGAAGATCCCAGATTTGCGGCCGCACGAGCGGAATGTGAGCAAGAAGTCTATGCCATGTACCAGGACGTGATCCGCGAAGAAAAACTCTGGGCCGACTATCTGTTCCAGAAAGGTCCCGTGATCGGACTCAATGCCAACATCCTAAGAGACTTTGTTGATTTCACAGCGGCCGCAGCACTGCGAGAAATTGGAGTAAGGTATCTGGAAGCCGCACCGCGCAGCACACCCATACCCTGGTTCCGCAAACACGTAGACACCCACAAGAAACAAACTGCACTGCAAGAGTCAGAGTCAACTAACTACATTATCGGCGCCATGAGCGATCAACTGGACTACGAGGCACTGCCCCAACTATGAGAGAATTGATACAAATCGTGGAATCCGCGCTGGGCATTACAGATGCCTGGTTCAACACCGGTGCATTTGGAACCCAGAAACTGGCCGACCCAGTGGCCTACCGCGTGGCCAAAGATTCCGGCACCCTCGACACCCTAGAAGGTCCGGTCAAATACCAAGCGGGTCATTACATAATGGGACCAGGACCAAAGAACGAATATTGGTCCCTGAGCCCAGAAAATTTTCACAGCAAATACAACGACAACCAAGACGGCACAGCGGTGCCCAAACCAATCAAAAAAATTGCCAAATTGGCCGATCACGACGGTGTGGTACATGCCAGCTGGGGAGATCTACAGTACACCGCGGGCCAGGACTACATCATCAGACATGGCCCCAATGACTACGGTGTGGTCAAAAAGGATATTTTTGCCAAAACTTACTCACAGGAGCACACAAAATGAAAGCCATTGTATGGTCCAAAGACCAGTGCCCCTACTGCGATCAGGCCAAACGTCTGCTGAGCAGCAGGGGCATTGAATTTGAAGAACGCAACGTCAGCCGTGACTGGACCCGAGAACAGCTCCTGGAAGCCGTGCCCGGTGCCCGCACAGTACCTCAGATTTTTCTAGATGGAGAACTGGTAGGTGGATTCACAGAACTGCGTCAACGACTCACGGAGAACACATGAACATCAAGGCAGGCGAAGTTTACACTTTCAAAATGAATTCAGGCGAAGAACTGGTGGCCAAGGTCACTGATGTCACCACAGATCATGTACAGGTGGAGCAACCAGTCAGCATCGCACCCGCACCCCAGGGCATGAGTCTGGTGCCCAGCATGTTTACCGCAGATCGCGGTCAACCCGTCACTATAAATACAGCTACGATCAGCATGCATGCGCTGACCGATGAGCCAGTTCGTGTGAAATATATCGAAGCTACCACCGGTCTGCGTGTGCCTGAGAAGAAAATATTGATGAGCTAACATGCCCAATGTGCAGCGCGTAGGCGATCCCAACACTGCCGGAGGTGTAGTCACCGCCGGCATTGCGTCTGTGCGCATCAACGGTCGTGCTGTGGTGGTACCCGGCCAACCCGTTACTCCGCATCCCTGTTGCGGTCAGCCTGGTTGTGCCATACACTGCGCACCGGTCACACAGGGCGGCAGTGGATCTGTGCGAGCCGGCGGTTTGGGCATCATACGTACCGGCATAGACGTGGATACCTGTGGGCACCCGCGTGCGGCTGGCAGTCCCAATGTGAGGATCAACTGATGGCCACCAGCACAGTGTCGCCACTGGCGCTGACCGCAGGACAGGGCATCTACGCAAACACCGCGTTCGTGGTCAATGCCGAGTTTACCACTAACCGGGCCACCTACGAGAGCACTGCGCTGATAGGCAATCTTTTGTTCACCATAGCCGAAGCGGCCAGCAATGTGACCTTGGCCGTGTCGGCAGGTACTCTGGCCAATCTTACCACGTTGGGCGCCAATGTCTCGGCCAACTATCTACCATGCCTGGGCGATAGCCTACCCAGCAACCTCACCGCCAACATAGGCAATGCCGGCGTGATAGCCAACGTGAGCAACACGGCCAACACCATCATGGCCAATGCCGCTGTGTTTGTGCAGGCCTTTTCCGCGGCTCAGGGCTACATAGGTCTTACCAACAACTTGATAGAGAGCGCGGTCAATGCCAATAACTATCTGGGACCCACGTTTTCCAATCAGAACAATCTGATCACGGGCGATCTCATGCGTGTGAATCCGGCCTTGCCCGCGTTCGGTGAGGATCTCCGGGACCTGGGCAATCTCTTTGACTTTGATGACTTTGGCACGCCCTCTGCTCTGTTGGCCAAGCTCAGTGAGCAGGGCAACATGATCGGCGGCACGCTGCCGGCCATACAGACCGCACTGCAACAGGCAGGTCTCACCCAGCAGGACATACGCGATCTGGTCACGCAGAATCGCCAGAGCCTGTTCAATCCGGCTGGGCTCACAGAAAATCAGTTCGATCGTTTGCAAAAACAGGCCTACCCTGCGCTGTGCACGATCACGGGCGCGGATCTGGACAATGTGTTGACCATACTGGGAGTGACCACTGCCAACATCGCCAGCATGTGCGATCTCCTTGATCCTGTGCGCATATTCCCCCGCAGCTACCCCAGTCTCACACTGCCCACGCCCGCGGGTGATATCTTGATCTACGACAACAACGCGCAGGTCAACAGTGCTGTGCCCGCCGTATTGAACAGTGGTAGTCTAGTGCCCCAGGGCTGTGATCAACTGGCCAAGATCCTGCCCCAGGATCAGGCCGCGGCCAACCGGGCTCTACAGGTGGCCTTTGCCCAGGTCAAGAATCTGGCCCAGACCAGCCTACCGGAGGTGGCTGCCATACTATGACCACACAAGTGAGCACACTGAAAGGTCTGGACCTGGTTGCCAACGTGTCCACCCCAATTCCCAGCTCGGTGGCCTCGTTCTATGCCAACACTCTGGCACAGGGTACCGGACCCAATGGCACCTATCTCCTGACCGATATCCTGCCGGGCGCCTCGGGCATTCGAGAGAACACCGCTTTGACCGCTGCGGTCGCTTTGATCTCCAACCCCGTCACTGCCACCCTAGCTGGCCTGTACGCAGACATGGTCAGCGTGGTAGACAGCACCTATGGCACACCGCCCACTATCG